TACCAGTAGTTTGATTATTTTCATATAGTTTTACTCCAAAAGACTCTATCGCATCTTTAACTAAATCTTTAGATAGTCCGAAATCTAGCCTATTATCTGCATCATACTTATCTGATACTGCTTTAAAATATATCCAAAGATTATCAAAATGTTGACCAATCATGCTAAGGAATAACATGTATGGTTCGTTATTAGGATCTTCTCTTAAGAACATTGGAACTGTTCCGTCAAGGTTATCTGGGTTAGTATTATCGTAGGCTTCTGCTAATACTAGTTGATTGTTATACCAAGTAGATCCTGATGTATGACTACTTGCGTAGTTATTATATGGTTTAGATGAGTTAGATTTAGGCCAAGATGTACTACCGCTACTAAAGTATAAATGTCTATCGTAATGATCAAAGTTTCTTACTATTCCACTTATTAAACCTTCGTAGTATTCAGCACTACCACTTGCATTGTTACTTACATACCCTGATTGACGAATAGTATTTATTGTACTTTCATGGCTCTTTATAAGATCTAACTTATATCTAAAGTTTCTTAATCTTTCTTCAGCTGATGAAAAATGAATATAGTTTGAATATTCATCGTATTGAATGTTTATTTCAGCTCCAGATTTATTAAATAGTGATAAAAGTTCGTAGTTACTACCTGTTACTGGGTAACTAAAAAGTTCGTTATAGTTTAAATATTCAGTAGGAGTAGCTGTTTCACTATCAAGTTCAACGTTAAAGTTAGGACCTTTTAGTTTTGTAAACTTTTCTTCTAAAGGTATAAGTTCTGCTTCAACTTCAAATCCAAATGAATCAGCTATTATTTCTTGTAATGTAAAGATACTATTAGCATTAATAGCTCCATTTAATGGTTCATATAGTTTAAGTAAAAGAGCAGTGCCTTTATCAGTTTTTTCTTGACTTATGTTAACTGCTTTTACTTCTACATTATCTTCAAACTTTAAAAAGAAATCAGGTAAAAAACTATTAGTATCTACTTCTTTCTTAAACTCATTTATTAATGTTGAATAGTCTTTATCGGTAAGATCATTAGTTAGAGCTCTTATTTCAGTTCTATCTGCTGAAATACTTTCAATAAAGTGTCTTGTAGGTTTTTTAGTATCAGAAAATATATCATCAGTAAATGAGTATACAACTTTTACATCACCGGTACCAAACTCGTACTTAACTACATCTTTAGAAGGCTCTACAGTTAGTACAGAAGAACCGGTAGTTATTGCTCCTGCACCTGCTCCGGTTAAACTATAACCTCTATAATCTGCATCTTCAAATAGTAAGTCATCATTGAGAGAGAATATTTTTAGATTAGCTACGTTTTTATTAGAATCAAATAGAGAGTTTACAGAAAAAGAGTCAACTAGCTTTTTTTGACCCTCTTCTATCTCCCCAGTCTTTATTAACGTTTTGGGATCAATAGTCTTTAATATGTATTTATATTCTGCCACTATTCATCAGGTTGTTGTAAATCTATAATCTCTTGATTAGCTTCTAATAACTGTTGTCTAAGTTGAGATATTTCATCTAATAAAGGTTGTATGTCTTCTGTGTCTTTATCAAACTCTAATAATGCTCCACTAGTTTTTATAAGGTATTCATGGGAGTTAGTTTCTCCATTTAATGGTATTTCATTAAAAAGATTTTCATATTCCACAAAGAAATCCTCTACCGTAAACTCTGCTTCAGCAGCGTCCGGTTGACCAAACGTCTTGAAAGATCTATCGATAACTTTATCTAAATCTTTCTTGTCGAGTTGTGTTTTGGATATTCTTAGTTCATTAGCCATGTCTAGTTACCTTGAATATATTTTTATTATCTATAACGATAGTACTATCATTTACAGTAGTCTTAACTAACAATCTATAATATCTTTCTGGTTGAAAAGATTCCATATAGATGTCAAAATAGCTACTTGTATTATCTGCGCTTATCTTAGTATGGTTACTAAAATCTACTATCATTTCTCCACTATATTCGTCTTTAACTCCCCAATATGATAGTTGAGGAAGTTTATATTCAGTTAGGTAAATAGAAGAAGTTGTAAATGTTCTTGTAGGATACTTTGGTCTAGCTGATAATCTAAATCTTATAGAGTCAGTATCAGCATATTTCTCCTTATGGTTTTTTATACCAATAGTTGCTATATCAGTAGACAGCTCAGTTAATGAGCTACTATAACTGGAATCATCCCATTTGAACTCTAAATAAGGAGGAAAGATAGTATTTGTATCTGACCCAAAGTATTTAAGGTTTATAGATGATGTAGTGTTATTTTCGTTATCAGGTGAAAGTTTTAACATTATACCTGCATTTCCGTATGAACTAGAGTAATGACTATGTACTATGTTTGTTACGTCTATATCTAAGTCTTGACTAAGTTTAACACTTTTAGAAACAAAAGCTAAAGAAGATGATATATAATCACCTCCAAGTGAAGTCCAAGCATCTTGTTGTGCTCCTTTATACTTCCAACTACATCCTGATTTATTAAGAGGTAAGTCGTCTCTTTTACCTAATCCAGTAGTCCAAGATCCATTTACTGCTAATGCGTGTAGTACGTAATCTTCTGGAAGAGACCCTGCTTCTGCTAGTGAAAGGTGTAAACTACCAGTCCATTGACCTGTTACTTTAGAGTTAATAGTAGATTGTATTTGATTAGTATAGAACTGAATAAGTGATCTTTGTACTCTATGAGTATCATCTATGTCTTTATACGTACCAACCTCTAGTATTTCGTCTAAACCAGCATTACCATATATGTTGCTAATGTTTGGTTCTGACCAAATAGTAGTATCTTTTTCGGGATATATTCTAAATATTGCCATTATAATGATGTTACTCTTCCTTCAATATCAGTATCAGGATATTTTACTTCAAATATACTAGGATCAAAAGAAGGATAAACTACATTCTTCTTTGTTGCTCCTTTTACGTCATAAGCATATTGAGAGTAGTTTCCTCCAACTTTGTTAACTACTTCTATACTCTCTACTGTTTGTACTCCTTTAACATTATCTAATAATGTGTATGCTGGTGAAAGATTAATAGGTTGATTAATAGACCAGTTTCTTATATCAAAAAATGTTTTTAGTTTTCTATTACATTCTAATAATACATCTCTAGTGATAGCACCAGGTAGTGTTACTATTTCAAACTTTACCCCAATATTCACTACAAATGCATCTAGGATGTTTACTCCATCTGCAATCATAGTAAACTGAGATAGATATGTTTTTAAGTTTTCTTTAAGACTATACGGCGTAGATGTTAGATTACCATTATTATTATATGCTAATGTATAAAGTGATATAGCTAATGGATTAGTACTAAGTAAACTATTACCCTGATTAGGGGGTGTAGCTTGAGTTACATATACTTTTGCTATAGTACCAAATCTAGATGGTAATGATAATGCTCTTACTGCATAATCTTGTAATGTTACTGTTCTTTGCTGTTCAGCGAAAGATTTTAAACTATTTTGTCTTAACTCTTCTGTTGAATCTCCATCTTTACCACCAAAAGCTGCTTCTGGGTTATTGAATGCTAGGGTAGCTTGATAAGTTGTATCAGTAGCTGTAGATGTAGCAGTAGTAATAGAGTTAATAGTATTAGAAGGAACATTAGCAGATGTACCTCCTCCAGTCAAATATCTTATAGTTAATGTTACGTTAGTAGGAGCTAGTCCATAAGTACTTGTAAATAAGAAGTTAGATGGATCATATGCTTTATATAGTTCTCCTACTCCAGTACCATCAGTTATACTGTTATCAGTTCTAAAAGGATCAGGTAAGAATGAATCTTCGTTACCTCCTGATATACCAGAACCGAACTGTATTTGTAAAACTCCTTTAGATGTAAATCTAGTTACAAATCTTCTTGGTACTTTCTTTACTTTAAGTTTATTAGGAGCAAGATTAGAATCAGTACTAGTATTACTTTCTTCGTTAAATACTGTATCTTGACCTAAAAATGGTACTTCAGTCCATGTTTTACCATCACTGTCAACAATATCTAATACTCTAATAATGTTTTCATCTTCTATATTAATGGTAGCAAACTTTTCTGCTGTAGTATAAGTCTCTGTAGTTGATTGAATAGTACCAGAAAATGCTTTAACTGACTTAGATAAAGTAAACTCTGCTGGTTTTCCGTTTTCATCTACTGAGTATATTTTAACATCAGTTGGGTCGAATGAACTACTAAATGTAAAATCTACTGGTTTGTTAGTTAAGAAAGTAGCTCTACCATCAGTGTTAGATGTTATGACTGCTGAATCATTAACTTTCAATGCTTGATTCCAGTTAGGAGTAAATCCTGCTGTAGCAGCTACGTTTTGAGTTACAGTTAATGTAGTTTCAGCTGGTGTGCTTACTTTTGGTTTATAACCCATCATATATGCTAATGAATATAGATTAGATGGATTTTTTGCATGTTGTAAGAATGTCTCTTGAAGTTGAGTATCTTGATAAAAAGATAGTACATCACCTACATAGGCTGCCATCTCAATAAACATAAGTCCAGGTGATGATGGACTAAAGTCATTGTACGCATCGGGAAAGTAGTTTTTAGCATATTCTATAAGCTGGTTCTTAAAATCACCAAACTCTTTATTAATATACTTTATGTCTCTTGTTTCAGCCATTTTTAATCAAAGTTTATTACTACTTCATCTTCAATATTAGTATCAGATACTTTATATTTTAGTGCAAACTGAATAGTTCCTGTATCAGGATCACCTACAGTGCTTATATCTATAGGTATTATTCTTGGAAAAAATATACTAAGGTCTTCTCTTACTAATGAATCTACTCTTCTTATAGAATCTTGATTAAGATTTTCAAATAATAAGTTTTGTAGTTCGTTACCAAATAGAGGATTTAAATATCTCTCTCCTCTTGCTGTAAGAAAATAGTTTATAAGGTTAGTTTTTATAGCATCTTTAGTTTGAAATGTCTGATTAAAGACAGCTTTACCTGAGAAAGGTAGTGATACTCCAACCGCTTTACGAGGTTGTAAATCTAACGGATCTATTTTTTTTACTTCTGTTGGCATTATAATGTACCTGCTCTATTTTTATCTTTTTTCATTGATGCATCTAATATAGATTTTGCTTTTCCTACAAAATCAAGTTGTGTGATATCGATACCCGGCATAGGACCTTTATGTTCTTTTGTCATTTGGGTAGACATCATAGATGCAAAGTTTGGTTTTTGTACGCCTTGACCTACAAAGTTAGCTGCATCTTGTCCTGTCATTTCAGCTTTAGTAGCATTTAACATTTCATCAAGTGTCGCACTTTTCCCTACAGACCATTTTTTTGGTTGACCTTTAGGTACTTCTGCATAAGTTTGAGATACTTGTTTAGTAGGGGTACTTGCTATTTTAACTGCTTCAGTTAACATTTCTTGTAACTCCTCCTTAACAGCTGCTCTTACTTCTTCTCGTATTATCTTTCTTAGTTGATCGAGTTTCATATATATAAATAGTTTAGTTATGGAAGTTGATTATCTAATCTAAATTTTACTTCGTCTAAAAGTACATTTACATCAGAACTAAATGAGGATTGCCCTTTTAACACGGCTACTCCTTCATCTATTGTTTTAGCTACTGCAAATCTTTTTGGTGCAATAGCAGGTGAGTTAGGATCTTTTTGTATCTCTAACAAATATTTTATACCGTTAGCAGCAACATAGTTAAAATCTAAATCTTCTCCACTATCATCTTGCTTACTATCGTTTATTTTATCTAATAGTTTTTTTATACTATTTTTAGCATCATCACTTATATTACTATCTTGTAACTTATTTAACCCATCAGCAAGTGCGGCTAAAGCAGAATCTGGGTTATCTGTATCAAAATCATTTTCATTAAATCTACCATCAGTACCGGATCCTGTTCCTGCTATTAAACAGTTATCAGTATCACCAGTTTTTATTTGCTCTTCAGTGCATAGTGTTTTTGGATTAGTAATACCGTTTTCGGTAAGATTACCGTTTCCTATAAAAGTAGGACCTAGAGTAGAAAATATTAAAACACCATCTTCATCTAATAATCCTGCTTCATCTAACTCTTCTTCTGATATGTTACCGTTATTAAGTTCATCTTCTAACTGTTTTGATATAACACATGATGTAACAGCGTTATCAGCTCTACTAACTATATCTAAAGTTGCTGATAGAGAAGAGGAAGGTGCGTCTAAAACTGCTTCTATAGTATCAATGATTTCCTCTATTTGTACTACAAACTCTCTTATCTTAACTAATAAATCTGAATATTTAGTTGTTATTAATAATGGTAAACCAAAACCAGGTGGTACAGATTGCGGTATAGGTAGAGATGTAATAATCTTTATGATTGCTTTCAGTCCTTTTACAGGAGGTTTAAGTTTTTTAGGTAGTTTTTTAAACTTTGATAACCTTCTATCTATTCCTCCTAAAGCATTACTTATACCTGCAGCTTGATTTTGAAGTCTTCCTAACTTATCTGAAGAAGGACAACCTCCACTTCTTAAACTATTAGCTATGTTTATAGTTTGACTAATAGCATTAGCTGATATTTTACCTTGCAGTTTACCAACTATCTTGGCAATAGCTGCTCCCATTTTCTGTTCTTTGAGATGTACGTATGCCATTATTCAGTAAATACTTTTTTAGAGTGTAGTTGAGGTAGTTTATTTATTAAGATTTCTAACAATGGTAGTACAGTATTACCAGTAACAATCATTTTACCTATTGCTGCTGGAGGTGCTGGTGGTAGTTTAGCCATTGTGTCAGCTAAAGTTTTAACTTGTTTAGTTAAGTCATTTAACCATGTTGTAGAAGTCTTTCCTTTTAACACAGGTTCATGTTCTCTTTTAAGAGCTGCTGCTCCTAAGTAAATCTTTTTAGCATCTAATCCTACATATTCTTCTCCATCTAGTGATACTGTTTTAGCGTTTAATCCAATACCTTCTTTAGCGGATATTAAAGTATGTTCGTCATATGCGTTAAAATATAATCTTCCAGAGTTAATGATTACTTGTGAACCTTTAAACTT